GGGCGAGTCACTGCGCTTCTTGTCACTGTTGAAATACATCTTCAGTGCGGAAGCGGTGAAAATCGTTGCCCCACATAGGTCAAGCAGCAAGCCGCCTGCTATGCCGACGACAATGAAGAACAGAGCGCCCATGGCGAGCGCAGTGAGTATCGCTACAGCGGCTACTAGGTAGCCAATTGCTTTGAGTACTCCCACGACCCTGCTCAGCTGAACAGGCTTGTGGTCTTGGGTGCTTCGGTAACAGGGGATTCCTGTGGTTCAGCTTGCACTACAGGTGTACTTTCCTCTGTAGGTTCTGCTTCTGGTTGCACCAGAGTCAGTTGACCTTGCTTGACATCATTCGAGTATCCAGGGATGTCCTGGTCATCAATTGTGATTTCAGCAGACAAGCCACCTTCCTTACGGCCGGCTGTGAATGCGATATCCACAGTTTTGCCGGTGAGGTTGATACCCTGTTGGGTAACGTATTGACGCAGAGCGTCAGTGATCTCAGATTGCTTCAAGTTGATCTGCATTGGTTTCTTTCTTTGGTGGGGGGTTTATGACTTAGGCAGAACCGTAACGTCCGATCAGGGCAGCATCTGCGAGAGCACCACCCTTCCCTTTCGTGTCCAGTTCCCGCCATTCCGGCCATAGCATCACAGCAGTGCTGCGAGCTACGTCCTTCTCGGTACCTATCAAGCCAGCTGCTTTCTTCCACTTCTGTGGTGTGATCATGGTCAGCGGGTGCCCTGCACCTTGTACCAATCCCTGCACCACTCCGGCTGCATGTCCGAAAGTGAAAGCTGATCCAGCACCCTGCTTGGGCATGATGTGGACCAGTTCCAGGAATACTGGGGCACCTTGATGGGGAGCCAGGAAGGCAGCGATCTGAGCTCCGTTCACACGGGTGTTTGTGCCAATCTTGATGAGAGGCATGTTCAACCACGCAATGGGCTTGTCGTTCTCAAGAACGACGAGAGCCCCGGAGCTGCCGGGATCAATGCCGATGCGTTTAGACATCAGCTGTGGCTGCTTCGACTTCTGGTTCGACCTCGTAGAGGAAGGGCAAGGTACCCAGTTCCATAAGAGCCAGTTCCAGACCAGCCTTGAAGCCAGCTAGCATATCGCCGGTGAGGACGATAGGATCTTCACCTGTGACAGCCATTTCGATACCTTCAGGCATCTCAAGCATGTGCTCCAGGGTATTAACCTTCTGGGAATGCCAGCCGGCCAGCATCTGAACGAACTGGTTCAGATCTTCGATCTCGATGGTGCCGGGTGGCGCCAGTGCTTCTTGCGTTGCTTCAATCATGATAATTAACAGCCCTTGCGGTCCTGCTTCTTGTCCTTCTTGCTGTCTTCCTTCATTGGCGTGGGAGTTGGTTTTTTGGTGGCCATAGTTTCCTTGAGAGTTACTTGCGTTGGTTTGTGCCGCTATTTCCCGGCTGCCAACACACAATTGAACGCGCTATTGCTCGCAGAGCCTTGTTACGGGATGCTCACGCTGGAGGTGTGTGTCACTCCGCTGCTTGGTTAGCCGAACAGGCTAGTGGTAGGCTTCTTCATGCCAGCTGCTGCAGCTGCACGTGGTGCACCTGCAGTACCCGCTGCGCCCGCACCTTTGGCTTTGTTGCGCACTTTGCCGCTCCACTTGTCAGCCCATGTGTTGTAGAACACTGGCTCATTGGCAGCTGCACGGATCTCTGCAGTCGTCAAGTGGTCATCAGCACGGAAGAACTTGTCGATCTCGTTCTCATCACGGGTTTCTCCGCTTGGAACGTAGACACCAGCCTCGTTCTTGACGTTCTTGTCAACAGTCTGTTTGATCAAACCAATGACGATTTCCTTGCCCAGCAAGTCAGTGATCATCTCGACCTTGGTTGGTACTTCGGCCTTGGCTTCGAAGCTATAGACACTGACCACTTTGGTTTCGGTATCCATTGCGGAGATGTCCTTGCCAACAGCCAGCAATGTCAAAGCATTGGCGGCGATGAAGCCAGGCAGGTAGCTCTTGACGCCATCCTTCTCGTAGTAGTTCCTGGCACCTTTGGCGGTACCCGATGTCATCCACAGAGTTTGGTTGATGTCACGACCTTCAGATGTCTTGGCTTTCAATACCAGACCGGTGGCACCACCGGACGATTTTGTGACGTAGGCCAGGGTCACTTTGGCTGGGTACAGGCCGGATTCGAGAACACCGCCTCCACCAACGGAGTCTTTTTCATTGGCGATGGATTCATCAGTTGCGAGGTTTGCGAGTAATGACATGGTTTATTTCTTTCAGGTTTGGTTTGGTTGAAAAGGCACTGACTACGCTGTTAGGCGTAGTACTCTTTGAGCCGGTTGAGAACCAGCTGGATGTTGTTGTCGATAAAAGTTTCCTTTGTCTCGAACAACCCAAGAGGACCGCGGAGACGTTCGTTGACCGTCTCTTTGTTGATCTTGGTTTGGAAGACGTACTTGAAGCCGAGTGCCTCTTCTTCCGGGGTGATGGTCAACAGCGGTGAGCTGTATTCCTTCAGGGCCTTCAGCGATACCTTCTTGGAAGAGATGATCGCGCTGAAGTAGCTTTCGATGCCGTTGTTTTTCAAGGAACCCTTTACAGGTACCTTGGTTTCCATCAGCATCTCGCTTTCGTTAAGTGTGTCGGCCGTATGTGCCGTGAAAATCACACTCTTGGTAGACAGAGCTACGCTCTGTTGCATCAGATTCTTGAAGAACTGTGCAAAGTCTCCCCAGGCCTTCATACCGTTGGCAGAAGGCAGGACATAGACACTCTCGTACATATCCAGCAGGTAGGTCAGGGAGTCCACCACGATGGTGTGCACATCTGCCATACCTTCGGCTGCACCGAATGCTTCGATCACTTGCAGTGGATCGGTAATGGTGAACTGCTTGAACTTGGCCTTGAATGGCAATCGCTTGCCGGCTTCACAGTTCAGGTACATCACACCTTCGGGGTTATCCAATCCCATGAGGGATGCAGACTTTCCGGTGGCTGATTTACCGCACAGCAAGACCAGGTGGTCATTAACTTGGCTCATTGGTTTCCTTTGGTTATTTCGAAGAAGTGCCCGGAGGCACCTCTTGTTACTTTTTGGCTATGCATATTCCCACTTGAAGCCGCTATGTGATTTACGTCTGCCAGCTATCACTGAGCAGATATTGGCCTGATGAAAGCCCTGTCGGTGTGCCTCTTGAGCAGACGGGAAGCGTTTTACAAACACACCTTCTATAGTCAGCTGATTCACAGCACGACTCTTCGGGTGAGCCTCGTTAAACCTACCAAGTGCACCCAAATTTGGTACACGCAGTCCTGTTGCATACGCGTGTAAGTCGTTCTCACTCCTAGTTACCCAAGTTAGGTTCTCAACTGTGTTATCAGTTTTGTCCCCGTTTTCATGATTCACACACGGTTTGTTTTCAGGATTTGGGATATGCGCTTGGGCCACAAGACGGTGCACAAAACAAGTTCGCTTTACAAGACCTTCAGGGGTGTCCGCATAAATGTTGCAAGTGATGTAGCCTGTCCGTTCATGTTTAAGTTTCATCAGTAGAGGTTCAGGGCGTCTATTACCTGCGTTGTCACGTAAGGAATAGATCGCCCCTTGCTCATCTGCAGCGTAGCGGCCTCCAGGAAGTTCTTTGATCATCGTTTCGAGAGGGTTTTCATGACCGTAGTCATGACAGTGCTCATCAATTCCGCCTCATCGAGCTTGTCGGGCATCTTGTCGTTCAAGGAAACGACGCGTTGACGGATGCCTTCAAAGTCAAAACCACCATCGACCAGGATCATTGCAAAACGCAAAAGCATGTTGTTCCTGTTCCCGTCACCGCTGTGATTTAGTGTCCAACGCTCCAGGTTGTCCATGGACTGCTGGGTGTCGAACAAGGCCTTGCGCTCTTCGTTCTTGCTGGTCTTCGGAATGAAGGGCAAGGCATCCAAGACGTCACCGTCGTTGTACTCATAGGTACCGTCATGAGACAGCCACTTACGTGCACGCTGGTTGGTCGCAGTGTCCACCTCGAAAGGCAGCCACTGGTAGATGTTGGCCATGAACTCTTTGTAGTCCTTGGCATCCATCGACAGCTCGTAGTTGATAGGCAAGATAATGCGGAAACGGTTCTCGTCTTCCGTATGGCGCTTGGTTGTGTACATCAGGAACTTGTGTCCCTTCATTAACAACTTGGCCGTGCTCATGTTGCAGCCACCGTCCACATCAATCACCACCAGGTTGAACCCGGCAATGCAGTTTTCCTCGTTGCGGTAACCGCCGTTGAGGTGATGTGCTACCCAGTGCAAGCCTGGCGCCTGAGTCAGCCGGTATAGCTGGTCAAACGGAGCGTGCTCATTACGGTAGTCAGTTGTGATGTCGGTGCTGTAACTGATAACCATCTTGGAGAGGTCAGTCGCCTTGAGGGTTTCTCCACGCAAGAACTCAATACCATCAGCAAAGGATTTCTTGATGATGATGTTGTTCTTGTAGCCATACGCGATAGCCAGTGACAACATTTCGCTCTTGTACCCTGCCCCACCCTTGTAGAAGGGCAGGTCTTCAGCCAGGTCGGCTTGAGTAACTTCCTGCTTCACAGCAGCAAAGTACTTGGCCAACTTAACCCAGGGCTTATCCCGTGACAACAGTTGAGCAAATGCTTCACCCGAGTCTTCCGCCACTTTGATGGCGTTGTAGATGTGGGAGTCCAGGATCTCCGGAGAGTCGTCAATGAAGGCATACGCCCCTGCCAGCTTCAGTACTTTGAAGCTGCGGTTCTGGATCTCACTACGCATGACTTCCTGGTGCTCTGGCATCTGGTCAGAACGTGCTTCACAAGACAGCTGGTACTCATTCAGGAGAATGCTGGTGGCTTTGCTGATGACCAGTTTCTTGTTGGCATTGATGATGTCGGCCAAGGCTTCCAATCGATCAGCCAACTCTTCCACTTCCACCACATTGGCTGTGTTGGTGCGGTCATCAAACATCTGCTCGGCTGTGCGTATCCGCTTCTTCTGAGTGCTACGTACATAACCAAAGAAGCACCGACGAGCGTAGCCTTGTTCAAGCATAGCCATCAGTGCCTCTTCGGTCTTGGCACCATCCAGTAAGCGACTGGGAACGCCGAACATCAACAGGTTGGCTGGTGTCTTGCCGATGATCTCTTCACTGCGCTGGTTATCAGCACTGTTCTTGATCAGCTTGGCTTTGGTCAGGCCCTTGTCGTACAGTTCAATAAAGGTGTCGAACACTTCCTGGTTGGCAGACAGGTTGGCAGCAATCTCATCCATGATGAGGTTCATGGAGCCAGCATTGGCCATCAACAGTTTGTGACGCATCTGCTTGACCGCGGGTGCTGTACCCGAGTCAAATGAGAACAGCATGGGACCAGAGGAGGCAAACTCCTTGGTTACCCGGGCCAGCTCTTCATCTGGGTCAGTGCTCTTGCGGTTGGCTCGCTTCACAGCCAGCTTGGGCAAGTTGTCTTCCGCCATGATGGGGAAGGTTTCCTCAATAAACCGGTTACGGAACTGGAGGAGGACTTCTTCTTCCATCAGATTGGCTGACAGGGTTTTCCCGTAGCCAGACGGAGCCAGGTTCAGTGCGTACATATTCACTGGAATCTCACCCTTGTCAGGGGTGTCAATGCTGCAACGCATCTGTGCTGCAGCCATGGAGAAGTAGTACGCAACCATGATCCTGAAGAACAGAGAGTCATCCCGCTGGGTACGGTCACGGAGAATGCCAACCAGCTTCTCAGCAGTTGGGTGGTATTCCATTTCGTCAAAGGTTTTCATTGAGGTTTCCTTGTGTCATAGCTAATACGTGCCCAAGCGTTCTGGGCGCGTTCAAATAGTTCGTCCAACTCGTCAACCGTGATATCCATCGACGCACACAGAACAGCTATGTCTAACTTTTCCTGCGTGGCGATGATCTCGGCTATGAGTCGAGGGAACTGGATGGAGTCATCCTTCCAGCGGCTATTGCTCATGGTGCTTCCTTGGGTTAGCCCATCAGCAGATCACCACTCGCAATGAGGGCATCTTTCTGAGAGCAGATGGCAAATGCCGGGCAGTACTTGCAAGCCATGACTTGGCCAGGTACTTCTTTGATGGCACCGGTGTTGCCATTGGTGGTCATGAAGATCACCGCTTCCTGGCGGGTGTCGAAGTTCTTGGTACTACGCGACTTGGTGGTGTCACCGCTCTTGTAGTACTTGAACTGCGGCTCACTGCGCCATAACTCTTCGTCATCGCACAGAGGTAGCAGTTCTTCTTCGGTGGCCCAATGTTGGTCAATCAGATTGACCTTGGTTCGGATGAACTGTTCAGTCTCGCCTAATGACATCAATGGGAAGGACTGCTTATGGAATCGCCGCGGTGGGTAGCTTGGATCAGTCTTCTGCATTCCACCCTTCCAGTCGGTGAAGATGTAATGAATGTCCATCTCATCCTGGTGGATCATTGTTGGATTAAGCCAACGATAGATACTTCCCTGCTGGGTGTATTTGGTAGCGTTGACCTGGTTCTTATAAGTCCACACGGATGTGGTCTTGAAATCCTGTACACGTCCCTCACCCACGAAGTCAAACTTGCCTGTGATGATCCATTTACCCATCTGGCGCTTGAGACGCTGCTCAAGGTAGATTGGGATGGTGTCCTCAGTCAGTTCTTCAGGTGTGGGGTTGATGCGTACACGTTCAATGACCCGAGCTGGGTACCCCAGTGCTGCCATTGCTGGCTTATGGTTGGTGATCCATGCCTTCTCGATGCCATCATGGATGGCTGAGCCCATGCGGTTGTTCATCATGTCTGCCAAGTTGGGCATGGCCACGCCAGGTGGTATGCGAGTTGGTAAGACGATCTGGCGCAGAGGTTTCAGCAGTGTGGTTGCACTGATGGTGTTAGGAGTGTGGTCGTGGTCATAGTAGTCCGAGGACAAGAATACGGCCAGGGCCAGGGGTACATCCCCCACGTTAGCGTAGGTTTGGGTCATTGAGTTCCTTTTGGTTTGTATAGAAGCGCCAGGAGGCGCCTACGTGATCAATGACCCATACGGTCTTCGCGTTCACGGATGTAGAGATCCAGTTTTGCTAAGCAATTCCAGGCTTCGTGGGAGAGGTGCAATAAGCCACTGTCTGGATCGTTGGTTTCACCTATGTGGCGTCTCGCTGCATGACGTTGCTGAGCATCCTCATAGCGACGGAAGCCATCGGGTACCGCAATCCAGCCGTTGTCGGTGTACTTGGCTGCACCAAAGGTTCCTATCTTGGCTACCTCGGTGATAGCTCGGGCCATGCCACCGGTGATGAGGTGCATACGCACCTTGCCATGGTCTGCCTTGGCTCCTGCTTGATGGAGGTCACGCCCTTCTGGGTCATGCTCCATGTCCAGGCACTGTTGCATGGGTTCTTTTATGTAGGTCACCTGCGAATCTACTTCGCAGTCAGCACAAAAGTCCTTATCTACGGAATAAGTGTCTCCCGTACAGCCGATTGATTTACAGCTTCTTGATAGCATTTTGTATTCCTGTATTTGAGTGGAAAGCCGTTTACCGAAGAAACTCCCCGGAGGGAGTCTCTTCAATGCGTTACAAAATTTCGCAGACGCCGGCCGAACAAGCCAATTCACGCACGCTCACTGTGCTGTCGTCTTTCTCCAGATCAGCCAGAGCTGTCCAGTCGAACTCAGGCATACGAGCCAGCAATGCATCAAACTCTTCTTGAGTGCATTCGGTGTAAGGAGCCTGCCGATAACTGTGATCTGAGTGTGGGAGGAAGCTGACTCCAGCCAACTTGTCGAAGTTGCGATAAACCCAATCACCTACACCCATCCATTCATGGTCTTTGACATAGACAGTGATGGATACGTTGTGCTCACTCCAGTGGGTTTGGAACATCAAGTAATGCTCTAGCTGCTCCAATGCAGATCGGTCATTACGGAACACGGCTTCAGCAGGACCCTTCACAGGGAAGCTGAAGATGTCAGTGCTTTCTGGCTTGGTGAAACAGTCTTCGACTGGGAATCCCTGGGCTCGCATCAACTGAGCCAATGGATCCTTCTTGTCAGCCCGAACAGTACGGATGTAGTACTCGGAGTAACGGGGGTGAATACCACTGGCACTGTCCACCAACTGGGATACTGTTCCACTTGGCTTGACTGTTGTGATGGCTACCGATTGATTGATCTCCAGCTTGGCTGCCCATTCCTTGTTGACCGCAATAGCATGGAGCTTCAGAGCGCTGAGCCACTCAACAGCTAGTGATGTGGTCTGGCTTAGTACATCATGGTCCATGATTCCAGTAAAGGACACACCCAACAGACGCTCTTCTACTTGGTTTTGCTTCCAGTCATCACGGACATAACGGAAGTCAGTCAATAGAGATTGGTAGGTGCCCATGATCACTGCTACTTCGACCTTGTCTCGTAACTGTTCAATAGTGTCACCAGCACGGATGATTACCTCTGTGAGGTTACATACACCCTTGGAGCGCAGAGTGATCTCAGCACATGGATTCACACCTACGACTTGACTGGCGTCACGACGACCGCTCTCTGTTGCCTTCTTTGCAGCTGCAGCACGGTTAAAGATGCCACGCTCACCTGACTTGGATTCGATGAGTGACAGCCACTCCTTCATGAACACCTCCATTTGAGGCCGTTCTGTGTAGGCTGCTGAGTTGTTGGCCAATGCTCGCTGTGGATCTGCAACCCACCACTGACCATTCTTTGCTGTACGCATACGATCGTCACTGACATTACTCAGTGAGATGAGTGCGCTCCGACGCACACCACCGACAACTACGATGTCTGCAATCTTGCAAACCAAGTCGTGACATTCAATGGATGTGAGCTTGCGACCTACCGCTGCTTTGAAGGTTTCAACAGTGAACGTGAACAGATCGACCAAGGGGGCTGGGCCGGAGGCACGGCCACCGAAGGTCTTGAGCTTGACACCAGCTGCACGTACCTGGCTTACATCCCACTTAGGAATGAAACCACAGTACAAGCTGTTCAGTAGAGTACGGTAAGCGGATGCCCAACCAGATTTACTGTCTCGCACATGGATGGTGAAGTCAGCTGGCTCCATGGCTTCTTTGCAATGGATAACTGGAATGCCTTTGGCATCCATACCCACTTGCACACCAATGATTGGTAGCTTGGCGATGAACTGGCGCTCAACGCTGAAGCCCATACCAGTGCCGCACATGAGCACGTAAAGGATCTCATCGAAGGCTCGAACATCATCAATGGCCACAAAGGCACAGTTGTAGCCGGCCATCGGGTCACGTTCCAGGGCAGGGCCTGCAGTCATAAGTGCACGCATGGAAGGCATGACATCCAACTTCAGGATGGCCTTATAGATATCGTGACTTGGGTAGTGGTCTGGGAATTTGTCGGAGAAGTAGTCGACGTATCGCTGGACTGTCTCGTCCCAGTTTTCTCGTCGTTGCTTGGAATCAATCCAGCGTGCATAGCGACTTTTGTGTACGTACTCTTGGAGTTGGGTAGGTAATTGTTTATTGTTGGTGGTCATATAGATGGTTCAATTCCTGTTAAAAAGACCCAAATGCCCGAGGAATACGGATGCATTTGGGACGTCATTCCCAAAGGAAGGCCGGAAGGCCTCTCAATTCAACCGCAATTGGGAGAGGCAGTTTAATTGAATTGATCTTAATTCTGGTGGGATAATGCCAACAATTGATCTTTAATTGAGGCCATACCAAATGACTACACCTAATAATGTTTGTGGAACTGGGGGGTGGGGAGGCCCATTGGCCGGGGATCCAGACAACAATGTGTATCTGACAGCTACCCCTGCATTTGGGGGTGTGGATGTCACCTGGACGTATCCAGTGATCAATCCATTTGCCGTAAGCCATACTTTGGTGTACCGCACGCACTCACCTAATTTCACCTCTGCAATAGAGCGTCAAATCGTGGCAGGCAATTTCTTCTACGACAGAATAGATGACGGACTCACGTATTACTACTGGATCAAGCTCGTATCGATCAATGGAACGGTGGGGGAATTGATTGGTCCAGCCTCAGCTACTGCTAGGCCATTGATTGATGACCTCCTTGAGCAGTTGGCCGGTCAGATCGATGCGGATGTGCTGTCGCAGTCCTTAAAGGGGACTCTGGACAATATCAGCCTGGTCGGCATGGCCTTGGCGAATGAGACCTTGGATCGGCAAACAGGTGAAACATCCTTGGCCCAGGCGTTAGATGACGTGCAGGCAGGAGTGGCGGAGGCACATACGTTTATTGCGTCAGAGATAGCTTCTCGTGTAGCAGCCAATTCAGCAATTGCAGAGCAGATCAACCTGGTTGCAGTTACCTTAGGGGACAGCATAGCTGCTGTAGAAACGAGTTCCTCTGCTTGGGTTGAAACAGTAGATGGCGTCACAACAACACAAGCCAAGTACTTTGCAAAGGTGACTGCAGATGGTTTGGTAGGTGGTTTTGGTGTCTATAACAACAGCACAACAGTTGAAGCTGGTTTTGATGTTGATACGTTCTGGGTTGGCAGAACAGGAGCTGATAAGCGTAAACCATTCATCATTATTGACGGGGAAACCTTCATCAATACCGCAATCATCAATAGCCTCACGATTGATAAGCTACGGACACCCAGTGGTGGTGTATTAATCCAAGATGGGTTAATTCGTGCTGATGCCGTCAATCTGGATTGGGGTGGGATCACCGGGACTGGTAGGCCAGAAAGCGGCGCTACTCGTAATGTCTATAGAGGAAACTGGGCTGCGGCTACAGTCTATGTGGCCGGTGACGCAGTAATTGCTGGTGGGTATGGTTGGGCCTGTCAAATGGGACACACCTCCAGCGCCTTGATACAACCACCGGTATTCCCTATAACAGACAACAGTTACTGGATGATCTCCACGATCAAAGGGGATGATGGTAGTGTCGGTGTTCCAGGCGCAGCAGGTGTTGCTGGGTCACAAGGTATCCAGGGAATCCAAGGTGTGCCAGGTACACAGGGTATTCCCGGGATGGATGGGACATCAACCTACTTCCATATCGCTTATGCAGACAATATCTCAGGCGGTGGTCTGAACCAGTCACCTGTAGGTAAGAGTTACATAGGCACATATGTGGATACCACTATTACTGATAGTGCTAATGCGGCAGCCTACACGTGGAAGCTATTCGTTGGTACTGATGGTTTGAATGGTGCCGATGGTGTTTCAGGAACCAGTGGTAGCAATGGACTCACCAGTTATTTACACGTAGCCTACGCTACCAACAGCACAGGAACTACTGGCTTCAGTACCACTGATCCCACCGGTACAACGTATATTGGTACATATGTGGACTACACCGTAGCAGACAGTACCTCTCCTGGTGCATACGCTTGGGCTCGCTTCAAAGGTGCAGATGGGGCCATGGACCCGGCTGCCAAAGTAGTGTTGTCCGGAGGTGGTGGTCTAGCCGCTGGCTCCTTGGCCTGGGATATAGACGGTAATCGTACCAGTGGAGCTGGTACAGCGATGACCAGTAAAGGCTTCCTGGCACACAACGGGACTGTTCCAACCTTTGTTGTCAACGGGATTACTGGAGATGCCAGTTTCAGCGGGACATTAAATGTTCAATCAGCACCTACCGGTGCCCGTCTTGAGATTAAAAATAACGTCATCAAGGTGTATGACGGAATACTCTCAACTCCGCGAGTAATCATTGGAGATCTGACCGCATGACAGTAGGAATTCAGTTAATCAACTCGAATGGTTCCACTCAATTTGGGGGCAACTACAGCTCGATGCCGCCAGTGATTAAAATTATTACGTGCACTGACTTTAATCTCTACGCTTCCTCTCTGACTGTCAACTTCCCAAACTATGCTGGGTGTGCTATTACTGCTGTGGTGACAGATGAGTACTGCACAAATGAGGTGTTTGCGGCATTATCTGTTGTCTCCTCCGTTACTATCTCGTACGCGGCTGGGTACCCATCAGTAACTATCAACATATCCAGCAACGGTGGATACTATTACCAATTCAGGGAGGCGGTGAAGGTGAGCTTACTCACCGCACCAGACTCAGGCTATGGGATTCTAAGTACGGCAAGCGGTGGAAATAAGCAGGCTGGTGATAGAGTTCCCTGCAATTACCTGTATGGAAAGTACCTGCTTACTACGCTAAACACTACTTCTGCTCCAGCCAATTTTACGATTGGTAATGTTCTTCCAGAATTTGATATTGATGCAAAGACGTACTGGTGGACGCACAAACTAGTGATTCCATTTTCTCAAATTCCAAATAATTCCAATGTTCTTTTCTATACAGATGTTCCGACTTACCCCAATGGGGTAAGTATTCTAGGGGTCAAGCGCTATAACGCAGAGGCTGGCGAAGTTAATAACGGTGTACTTACAGGCTGGAATATTTATATTCGTGCCAAGGGCTATACCCCTACCCTGTATGTGTACACACCAACCTCACTAGTTTCAGGTAAGGTATACACAGGGTATGGCATTGTGGTTAGGGATAGTTTTGGTAACGTCACGTTTGACTCATCTGAAAAAATGCTAGCGACATTGCCGGCAGCTAGTGGAACGCTTACGCACCCAGGAACGACACTTAATTTCACTACTGATTACTTTACAGTCCCAAACTTACCTACAACCCCGGTAATGTTTACGGGATGTGGGCGGAAGCTGGTCAATTATTACAATTTGAATAAGACCACAACCGAGGCACACGAAGTGTCTGTAAAGCTCTGGAGTAAGTCTGACGCAACTACCCTGAGAGCAGATTGGTACAACCTATACGCCGCGTCTGGGATCACACCCCTTCAGTATTGGGCCTCATGGCCCACCCGAACTTCCGGTAGAAACTCCACCTTCACTAAATATATTGGGGATGCCTTGGCATTTGCATAAGCAGTATGAAAATTACAATCAATGAGGTTAAAAAGTTTGGGGTATGTACGTCTGGGTGGAGGAAAGTACTTACTCGATTTGACAAAACTCGCGGCAGAGATGACCCAATAACGATCACGGAAATCATAGACAGTGGTTTTCTGAACGATGAACCAACATACCCTGGAGAAGGGGATGGGTTGGAGTGTGGTCTATGGTGTCTCCGAGCTACTGTTGGATATGAGCGTGAAATACGCCTGCTTGCGGTAGCCTATGCACGCCTTTCGCTTGGCGTTCTGACAAGGATTGTCCCAAATGCGAAGCTGGCAATAGACATGGCAGAAAGCTACGCAAATGGTCTTGCAACGCTTGAACAACTGGCGGAAGTCCGTGATTCGGTAGACGCCAAAGACCTGTATAACGCTTCTCTTTTCTACTGTAATCCAGCACGTACCGTGTGCCTTGAGGACGTGCATGAGGCAGTCACGTCAACGGCCACGTATGTCGTGCAGGTTATCAATGACGAATCCCGAATAGAGGCAGCAACGACGAGGGCTATCCAGCTCCAGATGCTCCGGGAGATGGTTGCAGAGTGCGATGCTAAGAGCCATCTTTGAATACCTTGACAAGCCATTAGCTGCATCAATGGCCAATTAGCAGGTATTGATTATCCAATTGGCTTGGCAATTGATTTAATTGTTGTGCGACAATACGCGCATCAATACTGGATGACTAATCTGCAGGAACGTCCATTCTGATACCTTCGAGCAGCTGGGCATAGCCAGGCTGTAACAAAGACTGTTGGAGACCTGCATGACACCTGTTGAATTCCACTTCATTACACCCAATGGAGCTCCTATTGCCAATACGGTAATAGAGATCCAGCTCTCCCGCTCTTCCTTTGATGACGTCATTACCGGGGTGGTGTTACCCCGGGTAGTGACTGCCACTACGGACACAGACGGTAAGGCTACCGTCAATCTCTGGCCCAATAGCCTGCCTTATTACGTTACCGTCCTCGATACTGAGACCGATGCCGGGCTCAGCTACAAGTTCATGGTTCCATCGGTGGATCTTGGATCCATCATGCGACTGCAGGATTTGGTGGTGGTTGGCGACATGTCGCCTACTTACTATGATGAAGTGGCTCTACTGGCCATTCAGAATACTAAAGCCGTCACGCTGACCTATAAAGTGGTGGCCATGAATGCATCGGTTGCTGCTTTGGCTTCAGAGACAGCCGCAGCATTGAGTGAATCAGCAAGTGGACTGAGTGAAACAGCCAGCGGACTCTCTGCGGCATCCGCAGCGGCATCAGCTGTGAGTGCGTTGGCACACCGAGATGCAGCCAGTGTCTCCGCGGCATCTGTTGTTAGGGATGGTTCAGGCGGGATCGCAGGACTCACACTATTTAAGCTGAATCTGCGAAACGCTGCTAATACGTTCACAGGTTTTCTGACCAATGCATCGACGGCTGTACGTACATGGACCCTGCCGGATAAAGATGGCACGGTAGCTATGACGAATGATGTGTTGACCGGGTATGCCCCTGGCGCCGGAACAGTTGCTGCTACTGACACTGTCTTGCAAGCAATCCAGAAGATTGACGCCAATAACGCTACCAACGCAAACCTCACAGGGCATGTGACTAGCGTCGGTAATGCGACTGTCCTGGGCTCTTTCACAGCAGCACAGCTAAACACTGCGGTTAGTGATGCTAACGTCGTTACCACGACTGGTGCAGAAACCCTGACCAACAAGACCCTGACAGCTCCTGTTATCAACGGAGGTGTCGCCACACTCCAGCTTCGCCGTGGTGCACCCATCACAAAAACAGCCAGCTTTACGCTTGGCGATGCCGAGCAGTGGATCATCTGCAATGGTACGGCGTCGATCACGGTGACCCTGCCTAGCGCAGCAACCAACACAGGCCGTGAATTGATGCTCAAGACCATTGCTGCGTTCACTGTCATCAGCATAGCCAGCAATGTCGTGCCACTAGCCACATCCACTGCGGGAACCTCCATTCTTGCAGCCACTGCTGGCAAGTGGGTGACGCTGGTGTCTGACGGTACCAACTGGATTACAACTCAGGGAAATTGATCATGCTTGACCTACTTAAACAATACCGCAACGCTCACACACTGGATACCAAATGATGGACACCCAAACCGCATTCAATGTCGTCTTATCCCTGGTTGCCTTTCTGGGTGGATGGGTTCTTAACTCACTACGCGACAGCATTAAAGCACTGCACTCATCTGATAGTGATCTAGCTGACAAGGTACAGAGGATCGAAGTTCTGGTAGCAGGGCAATACGTCAAAAAGGACGACCTGGATAAGTTGACTGCAGCGCTGTTTGCAAAACTTGACAAGATTGACTCAAAGCTCGACAGCAAGGCTGACAAATGATGTGCTGGGTCGTTGCACTGCACTGGTGGGAAAACGTATTGAAGGATCTATATGGGCATTGATCGTGCATTTGATAAGGCTTTTGATCGTTTGATGGGCCACGAAGGTGGCTATACAGACAATCCAAAAGACCCCGGTGGAGAAACCAACTGGGGTATCAGCAAGCGTAGTTACCCCAATGTGGATATCAAGAACCTGACCCGTGACCAAGCTGCTGCGCTGTACCTGCGTGACTTCTGGCAGCCACTGGGTGATGCACACCCTGCTGTCAAGTTCCAGACCTTTGACTTTGCTGTCAACAGCGGAATGCAGACCGCGATCCGCAAACTTCAGGCAGCTATCGGAGTAGCTGATGACGGTCACTGGGGACCGATGAGTGCCAAGGCACTGGCATCCATGGATGTCAATGATGTGCTGATGAAATTCATGGCTCAAAGACTTCGCTTTTGGGTCAAGTGTTCAGCCTGGCCAACTATGGGAGCTGGATGGATAAATCGTGGTGCAAGCCAACTCGACTACGCAGCGGAGGATAACTAAATGGATCCGATAACCATCGCCATGGGCCTTGCCCAGTTTGTACCTGGAATTATCAAGTGGATCACCGGCAGCGACAAAGCAGCTGATGCCGCCAGCACGATTGTCGGCATTGCGGAAACCGTCACCGGTAAACAGGGTGCGGACGCGCTGGACGCGATCAAGGTGGACCCTTCCCTGATGATGCAATTCAGGACAGCCGTGATGGCAAGTGAGGCAGACTTGGATAAAGCCTATCTGGCTGACCGGGCTGATGCTCGCAAGCGCGATGCCGTGTTCATCCAGTCTGGCGCCCGCAACTACCGGGCCGATGGGATGTTCGTGCTGGCCGTGGCCATGATCTCAGGTTTGGTGTGGCTGGTCTGGAAAGACCCAAGCATCAACGAGTACATGAAGGGCATCTTCACGTTGGTACTGGGCCGCTTCCTTGGCTACCTGGACAATATCTACAACTTCGAGTTTGGCAGCACCCGGGCCAGCAAGTCCAAGGATGCAACTATTGAGAACCTAAGCCGGTGAGTTCTTTAGATTTCACAACATTCGCCCTTTGGGTTTTGACTACGCCTTTCATTGGCAAAAGGTAATATGACCGAACACCTGCGTGAATTTGCAACGTCTGTTCGTCATCATGAAATTCTTGATGCAGTCCAGACACATGGCTCACACCGAAAAGCGGCTGCTGCTTTGAAGTGTAATAAGTCCTCTATCGCTGACTGCATCAACCGCCTCAGTAGTAGGGCAGCCAAGCGTGATCCAGGAGAACACCAGTACAACGTAAAACCTGTACCGGTTGGCTTCCAGATCAAGGGCGTCTCTCAGTACGTTGACAAGGATGGCAAGGTTGCCGGCCAGTGGATCAAGAGCACTGCTGATGCGAATACACAGCAGGAAGCTCTCCAGGCAGCAATCGCTGCGGTATGTGAAGACATCAAACCAGTGTCCCCTGTACATGTCCATGGTGATGTGTTAAAAAATCTCTGTAATGTGTACACGTTGACCGACTCCCACGTGGGGATGTTGGCTTGGAATGCTGAAACTCACTCAGGGGATTGGGACCTGGCTATTGCTGAAGCCAATTTGACCCAATGCTTTGAGCAGATGGTTCGGAGTTCTCCGGCTGCAGGGACCTGTGTCATTGCACAGCTCGGTGACTTCCTGCACTACGACTCCGCGGTGTCGTCTGTGACCCCTATGCATGGCCACATCCTGGATGCCGATGGACGTATGCCCAAGATGGTGAGGACTGCTATCCGTATCATGCGACGAGTCATCGACTTTGCCTTGTTGAAGCATAGCAAGGTGATTCTGTTGATGGCTGAGGGTAACCATGACATCAGTTCTTCTGTCTGGCTTCGTGCCATGTTCCAGGCACTGTATGAGAATGAGCCACGGATTGAGGTGATCGACTCCGAATTGCCGTACTACACGTACCAGCATGGTCTGACTATGTTGGCTTGGCACCATGGGCACCTGTCCAAGAATGAACAATTGCCCATGTTGTTTGCTGCCCAATTCCCATTGGTCTGGGGTGGTACTACAAAACGCTACGTGCACACCGGGCATCGACACCATACCCATGAGTTCACCAAGGAGCTCTCGGGGATGACTGTCACTCAGCACCCAACTCTGGCTGCTCGTGACGCCTATGCCTCACGTGGTGGCTGGATGGCAGAGCGCCAGGTGTCCAGCTTCACTTACTCGGACAAGTATGGCCAAGTAGCCAAGAACACTGTCACACCTGAAATGGTAGGTTGAGCGTGCCCCAAAACTATCTAGGTATGTCGGATCAGGTAATAAATGAGATGTCCAATCTCCAGGTGGGCGCTAACCGTATGGCTCTTGCCAGAGGTTCTGCCGCGGACATAGCAGCATCTAGTGGTGAACACGCTGCCTTTGCCAGGGATGCTGTGAGCAACAATCTGATGATGGCTCCTGCACTGGCTGTAGCTACTCCGTTATATGCCGCTGCCAAAGTTGCTAAAGAGAACTCGGTATGGGCCAAGGACTTCCTGAACTACACTGGCTTGGTGAATGCAGACGCTACACCACCTTCTATGGCTCAGGTGTTTGCCGGATACGGCGGTATAGCGTCAGGGGTTGGCGATAGGTTCTCTCAAGCCAAGAAGAGTATCCTTGACTACCTTACTCCACAGCAGTCCACAGGTCAGAAATAGAGACAGAGATGCTGGAGCATTGGCTCCTCGCATCAACTCTAATGTCGCCGGGTTAACAAGGAACCAGTAGACGGAATAGCAACCGTCTACTGACCACCATGCAAGAAAGAAAGCCAATGGCCATCTCTTGTACTGCCTCAGTACCAAAGCATCAAACACATAGGTGGCAGTCATGAAGGTGAAGAGTGCCATGATTAGGCTTATGCCGTAATCCCAGTCTGGATAGTCCCAAATGGTTGCACCCACAAGAAGCAGAAACAATCCAATTAGGAAAGAGACACTCTTCCAAAGTGTGTGGTTCAACCCAATGGGTTCAATTCGTAGGGTCATACTCCAAATTCCTTGTCAATGTCCTTGCCGGCCTTGATAGCAGCCAGGATCCAATCTGGTTTGCGTCCACGACCCCCAACCCAGGTCTCTCCATTGGGTCCGCGGTACTTCACCGTAGTCGCTGGACCGACATGCTTGCTCTTTGTCACCAGACCCAGGTCCTGGGTGGTGAGGCCATAGGTCTGCATCTTTTGCCGGATATCGGCAATTACCTCAGTAATCTCAATTCGCCGCATTTCTTCTGCTTCAGCCAAAAGGCGAGCAGCTTGTTCTCTCAATTCCGTATACGTTGCCAATTCAATTCTCCTTGGGTTGCTTGGAGTTGGGATATTACGGGTATTTCTCCCTCCCACTCCGAAATAAATAGCGACCCAATAAATTGATCGCTGTAGTTAGGTACTCATATCCTGGCTTTCAATAGCCTGGCTCGCTTTCCCTCATCAGGTGTTGCGATGGATCTGCGTAGGTCGTAGTACGTGTCCTGCTCTAGGGCTGGAATCTGAAATACCTTGGTCTTAAATGGTGTCAGCTGGCTCATGTAGGCTGGACTGAATGCATTGACGGACTCGGTGCTCTTGTGGTTTTTATCAGACATGACGGCAGCTTTCAGACGTAAAAAAGCCCTGACGAGCAGGGCAATAATGTGTGGGTTGTGGGACAGGTCTGGTGATATGGGACAGGCCAAGAAAAAAGCACCTAGCGATTACTCGCTAAGTGCTTGATCTGATTACCTTTTCTGGTGCGGCTGGCAGGAATTGAACCCACGACCCCTTGGTTCGTAGCCAGATAGGTTAAAGGGCTGAAACCCAATATCCATGCGGGTTCCGAGAGGGTGTTGTGTATCATAGAACATTTTAGTCATACGTCGTAAGTCGTTGATTTATAACGATGTTGGTTTTGCCTGTGATACACATTTCAGTGTCAATCGCAGAAGGAATTCTCACCATATGTCCGGCACTTTGTCATGCGGCCATCAGCCTTGCGTTCATACGTGATGACAGGTGGGAGTGTGGCTTCTGGGATAGGTGCGCTGGGTCTAGTGGCTCCGTACTGATTCAGCGCCTCACCCATCTTCGCAAACCCATTGGATACATTACCAACGTAGTCCGGCTGCTGTTGAATAGCTACTGTGGGTGGCATGGAAGACGGTACAGGAGTCCATCCAGGTGGTCCAGCTAATGCTGCACTCATGGCCAGAGCCAACAAGCTGATTAGGTAGGTAAGTTTCATCGGATTCCTTGAAGAGTGGGTGGAATGTCAGTGGTTGGCCATGGCTTGAGACCAAGCACTAGACGATCAACTCCGTCTAGTTTAGCAAGTGCCTGTTTATAGGCCACAGCCGGGTCAATAATGCGCTCACCTTTTGTACGCCAGGCTTTACTAGGGTCAGCATTGATCAGTGAGTCTCGTTCTGCCTCATTGAAGGAGGCGTACAGAACGCTGGCCTTGGCAAGACCATCGATCCCGGTATCTTCTGCTACATATACGATTCGTTTCATTTGGTTCCTATCTGAGTGGGTTGACCCGCTCTGCTTTACGCCTATAAATCCGGTCTGTGGTCCTGCTATCCGCATGAGCCAACAAAGACCGGGCATGTTCCAGGCTACTGGCATCACTCGCCACCTTGGCACGGAGATCGTGCTCGGTGAAGGGTTGCTCTACCTTGGTTTCTTCCATGACCCTAGCCATGTAGCGTTGCCACATGGACTTCCATCCACTGGCTCGGCCGACTGTCTCATCGATGTAACCCACCCCATCTCTGGTACAGAATAGGAACGTGGACTCCACAGGACGTGCTGCCAGAGCCATATCTACTGCAGTACGTAGCTCAGGGCTCCATCCGTAGATTGTGCGCTTGCCAGTCGTTCCTGCTGTCTTATGGCGTTGGTTGTGGATGCCATCCTCTTTGATGTGCAGATCAGGTTGCAGGCGAAGCAAGTCACCCTGGGCCATCCCAGTGAGTAGCTTGATCCGTAGGTAGGCCTGGATCATCAATACTGAACCAGACTTCCTAACAGCTGGCAGTGCCAGACACTCCACGATCTCCCAGTCCTCAACGTATCTCTCACGGGACTTCTCCCCTTCCAGACGTACTTCAGACTTGAATGGATGTCGGTCGATGTATCCCCACTCCACAGCCTTGGTGTAGGCATGGGATAGGAGCTCCACTTCCCGGTGTGCAGCGATCTTGCCCCCTGTCACCTTACCGGTGACTGGATCCTTGACCTTCTTACTGCGCCGATCGACGTACTGGTAGATCAGTTGAGGCTTGAAGGGCAGCAGAGGCATAGCACCAAAGATCTCCCTCAGCTTTGGCAGCTGGTTTCGATTGCTGGTTTGACTCGCCGGTGCTTTGGTTGGTATGGTTTCCCGTGCATAGCGATCCAGCAGATCCCCAATGGTCTTGACTGAAACAGGCCCATCTACTTGAGCCATACGATCAGCCCAGACTTTAGAGGCTTCACTGATCTTGTCTCCCAGACGGAACATCTTCTTGCCATCCCACAAAGCCTCAAGACCTGGTGGGACTCGGTAGTAGTACGCACCGTGTTTGAGTTGCCACCGTAGTGGTAGACCCTGGTTCTCTTTGCTTCGTGGTTTGGCCATGATGTTTCCTTATATGGCAGCCCAATTGGGCTCAACCACTTTGTTTGTTTTCCTTACGGAATCGGGACCACCACCAAATACTTTGGTGATGTGTGCTCGCAGAATGGCCACACTGCCATCAGGTCGGACCTTATGCTCAATCCCCATGGCATTGAGTACCTTGACCTGTGATGGTCGTCTGACCTTGTCAGTCAGGTCCTTTACCTCACCTGGTTCAAGGAATGTCGTCATACGGTAGAAAGTATTCAGCATGTTCGATGATCCAAAGATCATCCATTTGCTCTTGGCTTAATGGTGGCATTTAGGTCTCCAATCCCAGATGCAAAAGCAAATACCAGATAGCCAGGTGTGCTGCATCTTGGTGCTGTGTCTTGTTGAATCGACCGGCGTAATGCTTGTGCCATCCCATACGGGTCACTGGTTTACTTTTCATGGTGTGTTCCTTTCAGGCAATAAAAAACCCGCCGAAGCGGGTTGTGGATTGGTGTGCTGCAGTTTCAGTTGCTTGTCAGCACATACTTCTTCAATGCTGCTACAGCTACCGGAACAATTGGTTCGATTAACTCCAGCATGGCCTGGGCATACACCCGGATTTCGTACTGGCTGTGTGAGTGCAGACGCAAGCGCAGGAAGTGAGCCAGGTTATGTAAGTCGACTGTGGCGAACATGTGGGAGAACGTGTTCACCGGTAGTACTCCACGGGCCAGTTCACGAGGACAACCACCTTTGATCATTTCACGATACGATTTGAACGACTCAGCGCACTGGTCGTCTATCAACTGCTGAAAGTAGTCAGCATTAGGGTGTACCTCGTCTGTCCGCATCTGTTTATTGCTGGCCGACTGTGTGGTGATCTGGCTCATCTCCGGTATGTAGAACTCCTCGGGCAACTCGCTATAGCGAGCAGACACCTCGTTGAACGACCAGGTGCGGTGGCGGTGCCACTGACGGAATACGAAGATCGGTGCTTTCACCTCGAAGGTGAACTGCGCGCACTCCAGAGGACTGGTATGGTGGTTCTTGATGAGGTAGTCGATGAGCTTGGCATCTTTACCTTCGTCAGCACCAGCACGCCACTCAGCGTCATAACTGACACGGGCTGAGCGCACTATGGATAGGTCAGAGCCCATCGAGTCGATTAGACGGACTAGGCCGTGGTTCAGTACTTTGATTTCTTTATTCATTTCAAACCCTTTACTCTTTCAGCCAGCGACTCATACGCTGGTATTCCTGTTGATCTAAACCCTGCTTCTAGCAGAGACTGTGCTGCTTCCTCAAGCGCAGCATCCCGGCAGTATTGGCCGTACTCTTTTGCCCACGCGATCAGCGCATCTTCAAGTTGCACAAACGGCATGGGTTGCAGGGGTGGTAATTTGTTGGTCATCGCTGCTCTCCTTGTGCTTTCAAAAGTTTCCGGGCGAAGTCGATCAGTGTGTGCCTCACGAATCCGTAGCTGTGATATGCAGGGTCACTGCGGTGCGTGTACTTTGTCGCTGTGCGGTGGGCTATTGCTTCGATTGCATCGTCCGTCAGTGGCACCATTTTGTTAGCGTCAATCT